TTAGTACACAAGTTTTTCTAATTTTTGCTCTAACTCTCTGTCCATTTTCTCTGTTACATGGGTGTATACCTTTATAGTCGTTTTTTCATCTGTATGTCCTACTCTTTTCATAATTGCTTTTAACGATATATTCATTTCCGCCAATAAACTTATGTGTGTATGCCTTAGTGTGTGAGTAGTAACTTTTTTATTTATATTTAATGATTCTGCAGCTGAGGACAATCGTTTGTTTATCCTACTGCCTTGCATAGGATTTCCTTGACAAGTTGTGAATATAAACCCTCTATCAACATAGTTTGGTTCCCATTGTTGCATCTTTTTATTTTCTAACATTATTTTTTTCAATACATTTGCTATCCTTGAATTGATGGCGATTTTTCTTTTTGAACCTGCGGTCTTCGTAGTATCTTTGTGACCAAATCCAGCATTACATTTGATTCTGTGAATAGTGCCATTAATATCGATCGTTTTATTTTTGAGGTCAACATCTTTAACTTGGAGCGCTAATAACTCACCTATGCGCATACCTGTTAAAGCTTGAACTTCTACAGCCCCAGCAACTAAAATACGAGCTCTATACTGCATGTTACTATCGTTCAGTATAAAATCGCGTATCTGTATTACCTGTTCCATCTCTAAATAGTTATACATTTTCGCTTCTTCTTTTTCTATATCTTCTATTGTCTTACTCTTCTTTGGTAGTGTGACGCTATTTAATATGTGTTCGTTTGGATAATTGTAAAATTTAACGGCGTATTTAATAGCTTCTTTCATATGTCCAAGTTGACGCTTTACCTGATTTGCAGAATATACGTTTGATAATTCGTTAATAAATGTTTGCATGTACTTTGTATCAATTTTGTTTAAAAGTAAATTTTGAGAACTGTTCTTTTTGATGTTTTTGATTCTTGTTTTCAAATTGTCAAGCGTCGTTACTTTAAAGCCAGATGTTTTTGTATGATATTCAAGCCATTCATCTAATAGTGAATGAAAAGTCAAAGTTTTTAATTCGTTTGACGACTTGTCGTGTAGTTTTTCTTTTATCTTTTCTTCTAAACGAAACATTGCTTCTTTTTGTGCTTGTTTTGTATTCTTGTTCAATACAACGCTTACACGTTTCCATTTATCTGTGTATGGATCTTTGTACTTCTCGTAGTATCTGTAACTAGTTTCGTTGTTTTTGTTTTTAAATTTTTCAATCCACATTTTTAGATTCCTCCTCAAAATTGGCAAAAAATAATAAGGGTAGGCGGGCTACCCGATAAATATAAAAAAGGTAATGTGGAAAAATATTTATATACATTTCTATTAGAAAATATAGAAAAGAACAATAAAGTTATTTAGAAAATGTATTAAAATTGGCACTTCAATCCTTTTAGTAATAAGGTATGAAACGGATAGGATTACTCCAAAATAAAAATAAGGAATATAATCCAATACTGTGCTGCCATCGTGTAATATTGCAAAAAGAAAACTTGATACAAGGGTGCCTATAAACAAGTGCTTCCTAAAAAAGACTCTAAGTAAAAAAACTCTAAATATTAGTTCTTCTGCTATAGCAGGGACTATTGCAATACTTATAGCCAGAAGTAAAAAAGGTGTACCAGAAAAGTGTTGTATTATTGACTCATCATTTGGTGAAACAGCAGATTGCCAAAAAGATAAGGTATAATCTAAAACCAGTATTAAAACAAGAGACATAAAAATAATCAGAATTTCTTTGTAATTAATTAATTTTAGATTGAAAAAATTAAATTTTAGCAATTTAGAAAAGAACAGACAAAGACAAAGTAAAGACAAGCTTATAAATCCATATTGCCAACCTTTAGTAACATAATCGCTAGAAAAAAGGGCTATAAAGAAAAGGACGATAAGCAAAAGTGATTTCAAAATAGCTTTGAAATAATTTTGATTGTTGACACTGAGATCGTCGTGAAATATATTTTTTAAGTAATTCATAAAATTACTCCTTTCTTTTTTTATAAATTTATCTTACTATATTATGAAATATTTAACCACTAACTATTATATAGATACATATTAGTATTTCATTCATAGCAATGTTCTTCAGCAGCCCTAGTGTGAATTTATTCTATTTAAGCTAATAAGCATTTGCTCGCTCAATGTGATGCAATTTAAAAACTCTTAATGGCTCAAATGTGATTGAGTATTCGCCGTAGTGAGTTCCAACACCGTATATCTTCTTATATTGTTCTATCGCTTCCAATATGTATTCTTCGCTTAATTGTAGATACTCAGACAATTCATACAAGTTACGTACGCCATAATTATAAGCTTCTACAATTTCGCGTAATGGAACAGCTGAGATAAAGCCGTGTCGTCTTGCGTAATTTTCGAACTTGCGATTGTTTAATTTTGATTTTTCCTTTGCTTGCTTTTTATACTAATCCTTCTTTTATATACTATCTTATTAGTTAATATTGGCTCCTGGTACTGCGCTAGCACCAGCTCTTGCTTCCTCTTCTTTTCCTTTTTTGTACTCTTCAAAAGCTTTAGCCTGTTCATCTTTAGTCCAGCCAGGCGAAACGACATACTCATCATTTAAATTAGTATTTTGTGAATCGTTTTCATTTATATTTGCAGGAGTATTATTAGATGGATCTGAATTATTATTAAGTTGATTGTTTTGTGATTGGTTTTGATTGTTTGAATTATTTTGTATGCTATTATTAGGTGGATTTTTATCTTCAACTTTTTTCGTTTTTTCTTTTTGCTTTTTTGGTTTGCTATCTTTATGTTTTTGTGTATGAGACTTTTTATTTTCTTCTTTTTTTGGTTTATCTTTTTCACCACAAGCTGTTAAAGCTAATGTACTTACTAGTAGCAGTCCGATTACTTTTTTCATATGTATCTCTCCTTTGTTTATATTTCCTTATATTTAAAAACTCTCAACGGCTCAAACGTAATAGAATACTCGCCATAGTGAGTTCCAATACCATATATCTTTTTATATTGTTCTATAGCTTCTAGTATGTATGATTCACTCAACTGCAGATACTCTGACAACTCGTACAAATTACGAACACCGTAGTTGTGAGCTTCTACAATTTCATGTAGCGGTACAGCTGAAGTAAAACCATGTCTACGTGCATAATTTTCAAATTTTCTATTAATCCATTTTGATTGGTCTAAAATGTTGCCATACGTCAACTTGTGGTGGGCAAGTTCCTCATATAACACTTCTGCTTTACGTACTTCTGATAAATTACGCCTTATATAAATTTTTCCGTTCATATAGCATCCAGGTTGGAAATTTGGAAGCTGGTCAGTTTCTTCTATCTTTATTTTTTCGTTATTTATGCAAAGTTCTTCGTATAATCCCAATATAAACACCCTTTATTTGTCTCTATTTCTAACCCATTCAATGAATCTATTTACTTCTTCAATCTCTTCTTCAGTTAATCCCTCCTTATCAAAATGAGCAGCAATTGTTTCTTGATGTATATCTTTTTTTGATTCAGTAATTCTTGATTTCGGTACATTGAAGTAATCTGCAAGTTGTTGAATTCTTTTAATTCGTGGATATTTAGTTTGTTGAATCCAATTGGAGACTGTAGGTTGAGAAACTCCAATAGCTTCAGCAAGTTCTCTCTGATCAATATTTTTATCATTCATAAGTTCTTGAAGGTTTTCGGATAAAATTTTTCTGACTTTATTATTCTCCATAGTTGTCTCCTTTAATATTACTTAATGTAATATTAACTTACCATAACCGACATTACTTTACAATACTTTTTATAACTTTTTATGAAGAAATATAACTTTATCTGTTGACAAGTAATACAAAGTAATATAAAGTTATACGTGTGAAAGGGAGGTGGACGACATGCCGGAACAATTATCCGTAAGAAAATGGAGACTTGTAAGGGACTTGAAACAGCAAGAAGTAGCAGATATATTGGGCGTCAATGCAAAGACAGTTGGTCATTGGGAAAAGGATGACACTAATTTAAGTAATGTTACAGTTTACGCTTTAGCAAAGTTATATGATATTGAGGTAGACCAGATAAAGGTCTAAATTTTTTGACCTTCGTATAACTTTTTATAACTTTTGGGTAATGTAACAAATGGACATAAACAAACAACTTAATAGGAGGAACAACAAATGAACGAAGAAAAATTAAAGATGATTCTCTTACTTCTTGAAGATATACCAAGAGACGAATGGAATCGGTTAGTAAATGAAGTAAATAATCAATACAGTTACCAAGCTGACAAGGTAGGACTTGCCAGTGATAACTGTCAACAAATAGCAAATAACTATAAGCACTATGGATTTTAAGATGGATAAGGACTATCGTTATTCTTTTCAGCTTTAACGTTAATGTCGAAATACAAAACATGATCTAAGCTGACAACTCTATCTTTTGGATAAATGATGTGTAGAGTTTTGCTTTCAGCATCTTTCATATGTTCTTGTACTTTAATAACTTCACCATTAATTAAATGTAAATCTAAAGAAGTAACGATTTCTTTATCTAAATATTGAGTGAGCAATCTCTTATGCATACTTATCACCTCCTTAGGTTGATAACAACATTATACACGAAAGGAGCATAAACATTATGCAAGCATTACAAACAAAATCGAACATCGGCGAAATGTTCAACATACAAGAGAAAGAAAATGGAGAAATCGCAATCAGCGGTCGAGAACTTCATCAAGCATTAGAAGTTAAGACGGCATATAAAGATTGGTTTCCAAGAATGCTTAAATACGGATTTGAAGAAAATACAGATTACACAGCTATCGCTCAAAAAAGAGCAACAGCTCAAGGCAATATGACTCACTATATTGATCACGCACTCACACTAGACACTGCAAAAGAAATCGCAATGATTCAACGTAGTGAACCGGGTAAACGTGCAAGACAATACTTCATCCAAGTGGAAAAAGCATGGAACAGTCCAGAAATGATTATGCAACGTGCTTTAAAAATTGCTAACAACACAATCAATCAATTAGAAACAAAGATTGAACGCGACAAACCAAAAATTGTATTTGCAGATGCAGTAGCTACTACTAAGACATCAATTTTAGTTGGAGAGTTAGCAAAGATCATTAAACAAAACGGTGTAAACATCGGGCAACGCAGATTGTTTGAATGGTTACGTCAAAACGGATTCCTTATTAAACGCAAGGGTGTGGATTATAACATGCCTACACAGTATTCAATGGAACGTGAGTTATTCGAAATTAAAGAAACATCAATCACACATTCGGACGGTCACACATCAATTAGTAAGACGCCAAAAGTAACAGGCAAAGGACAACAATACTTTGTTAACAAGTTTTTAGGAGAAAAACAAACAACTTAATAGGAGGAACGAACAATGCGAGCTCAAAACAAAAAAGTCATCTATTACTACTATGACGAAGAAGGTAATAGACGACCAATAGATATTCAAATTAATGACGGATATGAACTGATGGTTCGATCTCATTTCATCAACGATACCATTGAAGAAATACCATACTTAAATAATAACTTATATGCCTTGGTTGATGGTTATGAATTTAAGTTAGATTGAATTTTTGAGAAAGATATTGGCAACCTTCAGCCGATGACCTCATGGCAAATGATTGGGAAGTTATAAACCCAATTAGAGACCAGGAATTATTGCAGGTTAATTTAACCGAACCTAACTTTAACATTTATCGAAAGGAGTGCTAAAAATGCCCAAAATCATAACACCACCAACGCCAGAAAACACATATCGAGGCGAAGAAAAATTTGTAAAAAAGTTATACGCAACACCTACACAAATCCATCAATTATTTGGAGTAAGTAGAAGTACAGTATACAACTGGTTGAAATATTACCGCAAAGATAATTTAGGTGTAGAAAATTTATATATTGATTATTCAGCGACAGGCACATTGATTAATATTTCTAAATTAGAAGAGTATTTGATCAGAAAGCATAAAAAATGGTATTAGGAGGATTATCAAATGAGTGACACATATAAAAGCTATCTAATAGCAGTACTGTGCTTTACAGTCTTAGCGATTGTACTCATGCCGTTTCTATACTTCACTACAGCGTGGTCAATTGCGGGATTCGCAAGTATCGCAACATTCATATTCTATAAAGAATACTTTTATGAAGAATAAAAAAACTGCTACTCAGAGCAATGAGTAACAGTGTCAAACATATCTAATAAAGAAATAAAAAATATGTTTTCAATATAAAACGAAACATGGAGGAAGTCAACCATGACTAAAAACTATAAAGACATGACGCAGGAAGAAATAAGAGGCTTATTATCTGAAAAAAGCGGAGAATTGTATGAATTAGCGAAAGAAATTAAGGGAGAAAGCAAATTTGATATTTTGTTTTTCTCAGCAATAGGAGTTAGCGACGGAGATTTCATAAAAAGTTCAAGTTCTGCACTTGGCAATGCTTTTAATCTTGCTGAATTATTGGATAATGCTACTGATTTCAACGATGCCATTAACGCCATTCAAAAACGTAAACTACAAAAATTTCTTGCTATAGATAACGACAAGGAGGACTAAAACAATGTATTACAAAATGGGTGAGATAAAAAACAAAATTATAAACTTTAACGGGTTCGAATTTAAAGTGTCTGCGATGAAGAAACATGACGGTATCAGTATACAAGTTAAGGATATGAATAATGTTCCACTTAAATCATTTCATGTCGTAGATTTAAGCGAACTATATATTGCAATGGATGCAATGCATGACGTTGTAAACGAATGGATTAAAGAAAATACAGATGATTACGACAGACTAATTAACTTAGTCATGAGATGGTAGGAGGTCGCTATGAAGCAGACTGTAACTTATCTAATCAAGCATAAAGATGAAAATCTATTTATTACAAACCGACCAACCGAAGTGAACGACACAGTGAAGTATTCAACTGATATGCGAGACGCAAGAGAATTCGACGGGCTAGACAAAACTGTTATTGATATGTCTAAGCACAAAGCAATCAAGAAAACAGTGACAGAAACAATTGAGTACGAGGAGGTAGAACATGACTGAGCAAACATTATTCGAACAGTTGAACAGTAAAAATGTGAACGATCATACAGAACAAAAAAATGGATTAACTTATCTAGCGTGGTCATATGCACATCAAGAGTTAAAAAAGATTGACCCTAACTATACAGTAAGAGTGCACGAGTTTCCACATCCAGATATTAACACAGAAAATTATTTTGTACCTTATTTAGCTACACCAGAGGGCTATTTTGTACAGGTATCTGTGACTGTGAAAGATAGTACAGAGACTGAGTGGCTCCCAGTATTGGACTTTAGAAATAAATCGCTTGCTAAAGGTAGTGCAACAACTTTTGATATCAACAAAGCACAAAAACGATGTTTCGTTAAAGCTTCGGCTTTACACGGTTTAGGCTTATATATTTACAACGGCGAGGAACTGCCAAGTGCAAGTGACAACGATATTACAGAATTAGAAGAGCGTATCAATCAGTTTGTGAACTTATCTCAAGAAAAAGGGCGAGATGCAACTATCGACAAAACGATGAGATGGCTAAAAATATCTAACATTAATAAATTAAGTCAAAAACAAATCGCAGAAGCACACCAAAAATTAGATGCGGGATTAAAACAATTGGATAGTGAGGAGAAACAATAATGTTAAACAGAGTAGTTTTAGTAGGACGATTAACAAAAGACCCAGAATTAAGAAGTACACCAAATGGCGTAAATGTAGGGACATTCACATTAGCAGTAAACAGAACATTTACGAATGCTCAAGGCGAGCGTGAAGCAGATTTTATAAACGTAGTAGTGTTCAAAAAACAAGCTGAAAACGTTAAAAACTACCTTTCTAAAGGATCGTTGGCAGGTGTAGACGGACGACTACAAACACGCAGTTACGATAACAAAGAAGGGCGACGTGTATTTGTGACAGAAGTAGTAGCGGACAGCGTTCAATTCTTAGAACCGAAGAATAACAACAAACAGAATAACCAACAACACAACGGACAAACTCAAACTGGTAATAATCCGTTCGACAATACCGAAGAAGACTTTTCTGACTTACCGTTCTGATTGGAATGATTAAATGCCAAAAATTACTAGTTATATCACTCAAGACGACGGCACAACAACAGTTGTCATCTCGGGTGTCGAATTAGGCAATAAAGAAACATTACTACTTGATAACGGTTTTGATGTAGAAGTCGATGTAAGCGTCATAGATCCGTTTCGAATTACCGGCAAGCAACGACGAAAAATATTCGCGCTTGTCAAAGACATAGAAGAACATACAGGTCAACCAATGGACTATATGCGACATATGTTCATCGAGTTTGTAAGAATGTACTACGGCTATGATGAACGTATTTCGCTTAGTAATTGTACAAGAACGCAAGCAAGCCAAATCATCGAAGTAACGCTTGACTGGACGTTCCACAATGACATACCCCTTAGCTACAAAACGAGTGACTTACTTAAACAAGACAAAGCGTACTTATACTGGTCGACAGTTAATCGTCATTGCATTATATGCCAAAAACCTCACGCTGACCTAGCGCATTATGAAACAGTCGGCAGAGGCATGAACAGAAACAAGATGAATCACTATGACAAACATGTATTAGCGTTATGTCGCGAACATCACAACGAGCAACATGCGATGGGCGTTAAGTCGTTTGATGATAAATATCACTTGCATGACTCGTGGCTAAAAGTTGATGAGAGGCTCAACAAAATGTTGAAAGGAGAAAACAATGGGAGAAGTATCGTGGATAAAACTTAAAGTTGGCATGTTTGATGACAGCAAAATCAAATATATCGAAGCTTTACCCGAAAGAGATACGATCATAACTATTTGGGTTAAGTTGCTAACTTTATCAGGAAAATACAACGAACAAGGTTACATTATGCTATCCGAAAACTTGCCGTATAACGAAGAAATGTTAGCAAATGAATTTAATAGACCCATTAACTCAATAAGGTTAGCAATTCAAACTTTTGAGACATTGGGCATGATTGAAAAAGTTAATGGTGTCATAAAAGTGACAAACTGGGAGAAGCATCAAAGCTTAGATAGCAAAGCTAAGCATAAAGAAAAAAATAAATTGCGACAACAACGCTATCGAGAGAGACAAAAAAAGTTACTAGAAGAAAAAAGTAACGTTACCGTAACGTCACGTAACGATACAGAAGAAGAAAGAGAAGAAGAAAAAGAAGAAGAATATAAGAATAAAGAAGAAGAAAGAGAAGCCGTCTTCTCATCTTCAATAAAATATATAATTGCAAATTTAGATGATAAGTTAACGCCTAATCAAATGGAACAATTAGGGTTTGCTATTGATGATATAGGTACGAACGCTTTTGAAGTTGTAAAAGTAGGTGTTGAGTACACTAAAAGCAAAAGTGCGCATGGTGGCTACTTAATTAAAGTTTTGAACAACTGGGCTAAAGAGAATGTCAAAACAAAAGAAGATGCAGAACACAAAATAGCGCCTAGGAAAAACGCAACTGATGATGTCATTGCACAAATGGAAAAAGAATTGAGTGATGACTAATGCCGATGAGCAAAACACAAGCATTAGAAATTATTAAAAAAGTTAGGTACGTATACAACATTGATTTTGATAAACCAAAGTTAGAAATGTGGATTGATGTATTAAGTCAAAACGGAGATTATCAACCAACTGTAAAAGCAGTAGATGGATATATCAACAGTAACAACCCGTACCCGCCTAACCTACCAGCAATCATGCGTAAGGCACCTAAAAAAGTATCTATCGAGCCGGTAGACAACGAAACTGCTACACACCAATGGAAAATGCAGAATGACCCCGAATATGTCAGACAAAGAAAAATAGCGCTAGATAACTTCATGAATAAGTTGGCAGAATTTGGGGGCGATAACGAATGAATTACGGACAATTTGAGATTGAAAGTACAATAATCGCTACGCTACTTAAACAACCGGACGTACTAGAAAAAATAAGAGTTAAAGATTACATGTTTACGAACGAAAAGTTTAAAACCTTTTTCAATTATGTAATGGACTCTGGAAAGATAGACCATCAAGAAATTTATTTAAAAGCAACTAAAGATAAAGAATTTTTAGATGCAGATACTATAACTAAACTTTACAACTCCGATTTCATTGGGTACGGCTTCTTTGAACGTTACCAACAAGAATTATTGGAAAGTTATCAACTCAACAAAGCAAACGAATTGGTAACTGAGTTCAAACAACAACCTACGAACCAAAATTTTAACAACTTGATTGATGAACTCAAGGATTTAAAAACAATTACTAACAAAAAAGAAGATGGAACCAAGAAGTTTGTTGAGGAGTTTGTCGACGAGTTATACAGCGATAGCCCTAAGAAGCAAATTAAGACGGGTTATAAACTCATGGATTACAAAATAGGGGGATTGGAGCCATCACAATTAATCGTCATCGCAGCGCGTCCCTCAGTGGGTAAGACAGGTTTTGCATTAAACATGATGCTGAACATAGCACAAAATGGATATAAAACATCTTTCTTTAGTCTTGAAACAACTGGCACATCAGTATTGAAACGTATGTTATCAACAATTACTGGTATTGAGTTAACCAAGATAAAAGAAATCAGGAACTTAACACCGGATGACTTAACGAAGTTAACGAATGCAATGGATCAAATTATGAAGTTAGGTATTGATATTTCTGATAAAAGTAATATCACACCGCAAGATGTGCGAGCACAAGCAATGAGTTATTCAGACAGGCAACAAGTTATTTTTATAGATTATCTCCAACTGATGGATACTGATGCGAAAGTTGATAGACGTGTAGCAGTAGAAAAGATATCACGTGACTTAAAGATAATCGCTAACGAGACAGGCGCAATCATCGTACTACTTTCACAACTGAATCGTGGTGTCGAGTCTAGACAGGATAAACGACCAATGCTATCGGACATGAAAGAATCAGGTGGAATAGAAGCCGATGCAAGTTTGGCAATGCTACTTTACCGTGATGATTACTATAACCGTGAAGAAGATGACAGTATCACAGGCAAATCTATTGTTGAATGTAACATAGCCAAAAACAAAGACGGCGAAACCGGAATAATTGAATTTGAGTATTACAAGAAGACACAGAGGTTTTTCACATGAACATCATGCAATTCAAAAGCTTATTGAAATCGATGTATGAAGAGACAAAGCAAAACGACCCGATTGTAGCAAATGTCTATATAGAAACTGGTTGGGCAGTTAACAGATTGTTAGACAATAACGAGTTATCTCCTTTTGATGATTATGACAAAGTTGAAGAAAAGATCATGAATGAAATCAACTGGAAGAAAACGAATATTAAGGAGTGTTAAAAATGCCGAAAGAAAAATATTACTTATACCGAGAAGATGGCACGGAAGATATTAAGGTTATCAAGTATAAAGATAACGTAAATGAAGTTTATTCGCTCACAGGAGCCCATTTCAGCGACGAAAAGAAAATTATGACTGATAGTGACCTAAAACGATTCAAAGGCGCTCACGGACTTCTATATGAGCAAGAGCTAGGATTACAAGCGACGATATTTGATATTTAGAGGTGGCACATGGAAATAGAAATTAAATTTAACGAAACGTTTGAGGCACCTATGGGCTCGCCTCGTCCACGCTTTCGTAATACAGGAAGATTTGTTCAAACTTACATGCCTACGTCTTATACAAAGCATAAAGCATATATACAAGGGCAAATACCTAAGTTGAATCTAGAGCGCGCACTAAAAATCGAATTAGACTTTTACTTTCCATTGCTTAAATCATGGTCAAAGAAAAAGAAAAGCGAAATGGTTGGGCAGTATAAAGTGACTAAGCCGGATATCGATAACTTAATTAAAACGGTATTAGATGCTTGTAATGGTCATGTATGGAAAGATGATAACCAAATTACAGAAATAACTAGCTCAAAGCGTTATGGACTAGAACCAAAAATAATCATGCGAGTTGAGGAAGTGATCTAATGCAACAACAAGCATATATAAACGCAACGATTGATATAAGGGTACTTACGGAAGTTGAATATCAGCATTTTGATGATGTGGATAAAGAAAAAGATGCACTGGCAAAGCGCTTAGATGACAATCCGGACGAATTACTAAAGTATGACAACATAACAATAAGACATGCATATATAGAGGTGGAATAAATGAAGCTGAACGAAGTATTCGCAACTAATTTAAGAGTAATCATGGCTAGAGATAACGTAAGTGTTCAAGATTTGCACAACGAAACTGGCGTATCAAGATCAACTATTAGTGGATATAAAAACGGAAAAGCTGAGATGGTTAACTTAAATGTATTAGATAAATTGGCAGATGCTCTAGGTGTTAATGTAAGTGAACTATTTACTAGAAATCATAACACACACAAATTAGAGGATTGGATTAAAACAGTAAATGTATAGAGGTGGAATAAATGGCGAAAACAGCAAGAATTGTAAGGATACATGATAAACCGTATAGGTTCAGTGAATTTGAAATGGAGTTAATTGAAAGTCACGGTATAACACCCGGGATGGTTTCTAAAAGAGTAAAAGACGGTTGGGAACTACATGAAGCAATGGACGCAGCAGAAGGCATGCGTTTAAGCGAGTACAGAGAAAAGAAAACAATAGAAAGACTGGAACAAGCTAGACTCGAACGCAAATTGGAAAGACAGCGAAAGAAAGAGGCTGAGCTAAGAAGAAAGAAGCCACACTTGTTTAATGTACCACAGAAACATTCACGCGATCCGTACTGGTTTGATAATACTTATAACCAAATGTTCAAGAAGTGGCAGGAAGTATAAATGCCTAAAATCGATAGCGCATGTAAAGAATACTTAAACCGATTTTTCGGATCTAAGAGATATCTGTATCAGGATAACGAACGAGTGGCACATATCCATGTAGTGAATGGCACTTATTACTTTCACGGGCATATCGTGCCAGGTTGGCAAGGTGTGAAAAAGATGTTTGATACAGCCGAAGAGCTTGAAACATATATAAAGCAACATGGTTTGGAATACGAGAAACAGAAGCAACTAACTTTATTTTAAGGAGTTGGAAATGATGAAAATCAAAATTGAAAAAGAAGTGAACTTGCCTGAACTTATCCAATGGCCTTGGGATAACCCCAAATTATCAGGAAATAAAAGATTCTATCCAAATGGTGTTAGGCACAACTGTCATGTAACTTTTGATGTTGATAGCATCTTATGTAATGTGACTGGATATGTATCAATTAACGATAAATTCACTATTCAAGAGGAGATATAACAATGAAAATCAAAGTAAAAAAAGAAATGAATTTACCTGAACTTATCCAATGGGCTTGGAAGAATCCTGAGCTAACAACAGGAAAGAGGTTTTGCACAGAAAACAAAGATAATGAAAAATTTATTTATTTTTCTTGGGAGGATGGAAGAAAGTGTTTTACTAGTTATTTTATAACACCTGAAGATACTTTTGTAGTCGAAGTTGAAGAGGAAATCACGGGAGATACAGTATTTGATAGGTTGTTTGAAGTGTACGAGATCTCAGAAGGAGAATATAATCCTACATCAAATAGGAATACTAGTATAAACGAAAGTTTAAATGACGACAGATGTTTCCCTATCAAAGCATTCTACATCTTAAACGACGACCTAACTATGACGTTAATCTGGAAAGATGGGGAGTTGATTAAATAATGGAACATGGTTCAAAAGAATATTACGAAAAGCAAAGTGAATACTGGTTTGATGAAGCAAGCAAGTTTTTGAAGCAACGTGATGAGCTTATTGGGGATATAGCGAAGTTACGAGAACACAACAAAGAGCTGGAGAAGAAAGCGATCGCATGGGATAGGTATTGCAAGAGTGTTGAAAAAGATTTAATAAACGAATTCGGCAACGATGATGAAAGAGTTAAATTTGGAATGGAATTAAACAATAAAATTTTTGTGGAGGAAGACACTAATGAATAACCGTGAACAAATAGAACAATCAGTGATCAGTGCTAGTGCGTATAACGGCAATGACACAGAGGGGTTACTAAAAGAGATTGAGGACGTGTATAAGAAAGCACAAGCGTTTGATGAAATACTTGAGGGAATGACAAATGCTATTCAACATTCAGTTAAAGAAGGTATTGAACTTGATGAAGCAGTAGGGATTATGGCAGGTCAAGTGGTCTATAAATATGAGGAGGAGCAGGAAAATGACTAACACATTAACAACTGATCAGTTACAAGAGTTATTACAAATACAAAAGGAGTTCGACGATAGAATACCAACCAGAAATTTAAATGACACAGTAGCTAGTATGATTATTGAATTTGTAGAGTGGATTAACACGCTTGAGTTTTTTAAAAATTGGAAGAAACAACCAGGTAAGCCACTAGATACACAATTAGATGAGATTGCTGATTACTTAGCTTTCAGTTTGCAATTAACTCTGACTATTGTTGATGAAGAAGATTTGGAAGAAACTACTAAGGTTATGGTTGATTTGATTGAAAATGAAGTTACTTTACCTAAACTACATTCAGTTTATTTTGTTCATGTAATGCATACACTAACGGAACAATTTGTAAAAGGTATTGATAATAGTATTGTACAAGTTTTAATAATGCCTTTTTTGTACGCCAATACTTACTATTCAATCGACCAACTTATCGACGCATACAAAAAGAAAATGAAAAGGAACCACGAAAGACAAGATGGAACAGCAGACGCAGGAAAAGGATACGTGTAAAGACATCTTAGATCGAGTCAAGGAGGTTTTGGGGAAGTGACTATAAACAAATTAAAAAATATGCTCACGAATATTGGTTTGAATGTAGAAAGTGAGAAGTTATCCAAAGTTGAAGTCCAGTTATTTCCGACAGACCAACCATTAAAAGATAATACAGTGCTTGAAGGCTATTCTTGCAATATTAAGAATTGGCCTAAGTTCAAAATTTGGATAAACAAATCTAACAAAGTAACTATAAAATCACGTGGAGTTCAAAAGAGTTTTGATATAGAAGATGAGAAGTCATTAAGGAAAGAATTAAAAGGTTTTGAAATTTTGTAAAAGAGGTGCTGAGGAAGTGACAGGGTACATTATAGCAATGTTATTTTTCATGAGTTTCATAGGGTCGATTGCGAGTGTGTCGATTTTTATAGCCGATTTAACAGTTAATAAACATTTATCTCAAAAAGGATTATTGTTCTTTTTCTTGTTGGGAATAATATTAAATATTATAGCTATTCTGATTTATCCAATCGGCGTAGATTATGGAGTGTTAAAGAAATGACGCAATACTTAGTTACAACATTCAAAGATTCAACAGGACGTAAACATACACACATAACTCGAGCTAAGAGCAATCAAAGGTTTACAGTTGTTGAGGCGGAGAGTAAAGAAGAAGCGAAAGAGAAGTGCGAGGCACAAGTTAAAAGAGAGGCAGTTATTAAATTAGGTCAGTTGTTTGAAAATATAAGGGAGTGTGGGAAATGATTAAACAAATATTTAGACTATTATTCTTACTAGCAATGTACGAGTTAGGTAAGTATGTAACTGAGCAAGTATATATTATGATGACAGCTAATGATGATGTAGAGGCGCCAAGTGACTTTGAAAAAATCAGAGCTGAAGTTTCATGGTAATAGCTATTATCATTTTTGAATTAATTATATTAATGTGTTTAGCAATAGCACTGGAGGTGTTGTAAATATGTGGATTGTCATTTCAATTGTTTTATCTATATTTTTATTGATCTTGTTAAGTAGCATTTCTCATAAGATGAAAACCATAGAAGCATTGGAGTATATGAATGTTTATCTTTTCAAGCAGTTAGTAAAAAATAATGGTGTCGAAGGTATAGAAGATTATGAAAATGAAGTTGAACGAATTAGAAAAAGACTCAAAAGTTAAAGAGAGCCTCAAGGCTTCTCTGCTCTAAAACAATGAAAGGAGCCGAACATGTTAGACAAAGTCACTCAAATAGAAACAATTAAATATGATCGTGATGTCTCATATTCTTATGCTGCTAGTCGTTTATCCACTCATTGGACTAATCATAACATGGCTTGGTCTGACTTTATGCAGAAGCTAGCACAAACAGTTAGAACTAAAGAAGATTTAACTGAGTACAATAAAATGTCTAAGTCTGAACAAGCCGATATAAAAGATGTTGGTGGATTTGTCGGCGGATATTTAAAAGAAGGGAAACGGCGTGCTGGTCAAGTCATGAATCGTTCAATGCTAACACTTGATATCGATTATGCTGCTCAAGATATGACTGACATATTATCTATGTTTTATGATTTTGCATATTGTTTGTATTCAACACATAAGCATAGAGAGATAAGTCCAAGACTACGTTTAGTGATTCCTTTAAAACGAAATGTAAATGCGGATGAGTATGAGGCTATTGGACGTAAAGTGGCAGATATCGTTGGCATGGATTACTTCGATGATACAACTTATCAACCACATAGGTTAATGTATTGGCCTTCAACTAGCAATGATGCAGAATTTTTCTTTACCTATGAAGATTTACCTTTGTTAGATCCAGATACAATATTAAATGAATATGTTGATTGGACTGACACCTTAGAATGGCCAACGTCTTCAAGGGAAGAGAGTAAGACTAAAAGATTAGCAGATAAGCAAGGCGACCCAGAAGAAAAGCCGGGAATTGTTGGTGCATTTTGTAGAGCCTATACGATAGAAGAAGCTATAGAAACTTTTATTCCTGATTTATACGAAAAACATTCTACTAACCGTTATACCTATCATGAAGGTTCAACTGCAGGTGGATTGGTGTTATACGAAAATAACAAGTTTGCCTATTCTCATCATAATACGGATCCCGTAAGCGGTATGCTTGTGAACAGTTTTGATTTAGTACGTATACACCTATATGGTGCTCAAGATGAAGACACTAAAACAGATACTCCGGTTAATCGACTACCTAGTTATAAAGCAATGCAGCAAAGAGCGCAAAATGATGAAGTGGTTAAAAAGCAATTAATTAACGACAAAATGACTGATGCGATGGAGGATTTCGATGAAATAGAAAATAGCGATGATGCATGGTCTGAGACGTTAGAAATTACTTCGAAAGGTGCTTTCAAAGCTAGTATTCCAAATTTAGAAATTATTTTGCGTAATGATCCAAATTTAAAAGGAAAAATAGCCTTTAATGAATTTACAAAACAAATTGAATGTTTAGGGAAAGTGCCATGGAATACTAATTTTAAGACACGTCAATGGCAAGACGGTGATGATAGCAGTTTAAGAAGTTATATCGAAAAGATTTATGACATACATCATTCAGGTAAAACAAAAGATGCCATTATAAGCGTAGCAATACAAAATGCCTATCATCCAGTAAGAGATTATCTAAATAAAATATCGTGGGATGGACACAAACGTTTAGAACGCCTATTCATTAAATACTTAGGTGTTGAAGACACTGAAGTGAATAGAACAACTACCAAAAAGGCATTGACTGCTGGAATCGCTCGAGTAATGGAGCCTGGATGTAAATTTGACTATATGCTAACGCTTTTCGGCCCTCAAGGTGTAGGTAAATCTGCTTTGCTAAAAAAATTAGGTGGTGCATGGTTTTCTGACAGTTTAGTTTCTGTTACTGGTAAGGAAGCATATGAGGCATTACAAGGCGTTTGGCTAATGGAAATGGCAGAACTTGCAGCTACAAGAAAAGCTGAAGTTGAATCTATTAAGCATTTCATATCTAAACAAGTTGACCGGTTTCGTGTTGCTTATGGACATTATATTGAAGATTTTCCAAGGCAATGTATTTTCATTGGTACAACAAATAAAGTTGATTTCTTAAGAGATGAAACTGGTGGAAGACGTTTTTGGCCAATGACTGTAAATCCAGAGAGAGTTGAAGTGAACTGGTCTAAACTAACCAAAGAAGAGATCGACCAAATCTGGGCAGAAGCTAAATACTATTATGAACAAGGAGAAGAGTTGTTCCTTAACCCTGAACTAGAAGAAGAAATGCGGTCAATCCAAAGTAAACATACTGAGGAATCTCCATATACAGGTATTATTGAGGAATATCTTAACACGCCAATTCCAAGCAATTGGGAAGACTTGAGCATCTTTGAAAGAAGGCGATTTTACCAAGGTGATGTTGATATGTTACCAACAGGAAATGTAGATTACGTTGAAAGAAATAAGGTCTGTGCGCTTGAAGTGTTTGTTGAATGTTTTGGTAAGGATAAGGGAGATAGTAGAGGATCTATGGAAATTAGAAAGATTTCAAACATCTTAAGACAATTAGACAATTGGTCTGTATATGATGGTAATAAAAGTGGGGAAATTCGATTTGGAAAAGATTATGGTGTACAGATAGCTTATGTAAGAGATGAAAGTTTAGAAGAATTAATATGAGAAATATTGAATAAATATACATTTTAGAGTATTGTATCAGATGTTGCATCATTTTTTGAGTGATGCAACACGTGAGTGTAAAAAGTAACCGTAGGTGTTGCATCATTTTTAGTGATGCAACATTGATGCAACAAATGATACAACACCTCTTTCCCTTCTCGCTGTAGGGTTCAACCCTGTTTGTTTCCAATGTTGCATCAAATTCACTATAAAGTTTAAAAAGTAGTGTTAGGGAGTAAAGGGGTATAGGGGTAACCCTCTAACAGCTATTTTTAAAAGTTTGGCAAGAATTGATGCAACATCGGAACACAAATATAAATTTTGTATACAAGGTGAATAAATGAAAGAATCGACATTAGAAAAATATTTAGTGAAAGAGATAACAAAGCTAAACGGTTTATGTTTAAAATGGGTTGCACCTGGAACAAGAGGTGTGCCAGATAGAATTATTATTATGCCAGAAGGAAAAACATATTTTGTAGAAATGAAGCAAGAAAAAGGAAAGTTGCATCCTTTACAAAAATATGTGCATAGACAATTTGAAAATAGAGATCATAAAGTATATGTGTTATGGAATAAAGAACAAGTAAATACTTTTATCAGAATGGTAGGTGGAACATTTGGCGATTGACTTCAAACCACATAACTATCAAAAGTATGCAATAGATAAAGTGATAGATAATGAGAAATACGGTCTGTTTTTAGATATGGGTCTAGGGAAAACAGTATCAACACTTACAGCATTTAGTGAATTGCAGTTGTTAGACACTAAAAAAATGTTAGTCATAGCACCTAAACAAGTTGCTAAAGATACATGGGTTGATGAAGTTGATAAGTGGAACCATTTAAATCATCTGAAAGTGTCTTTAGTTTTAGGAACACCTAAAGAAAGAAATGCTGCATTAAACACAGAGGCTGATATCTATGTAACCAATAAAGAAAATACTAAATGGTTATGTGATCAATATAAAAAAGAATGGCCATTTGATATGGTTGTAATTGATGAACTGTCTACATTTAAAAGCCCTAAGAGTCAAAGGTTTAAATCTATTAAAAAGAAATTACCACTCATTAATAGATTTATAGGATTAACAGGAACACCTAGCCCAAATAGTTTACAGGATTTATGGGCTCAAGTTTATTTGATAGACAGAGGAGAAAGACTTGAGTCTTCATTCAGTCGTTATCGAGAAAGGTACTTTAAACCAACACATCAAGTTAGCGAACATGTTTTTAACTGGGAGCTAAGAGACGGATCTGAAGAAAAGATATATAAACAAATAGAAGATATATGTTTAAGCATGAAAGCGAAAGATTATCTGGATATGCCTGACAGAGTTGATACTAAACAAACAGTAGTCTTATCTGAAAAAGAAAGAAAAGTATATGAAAAATTAGAAAAAAACTATATTTTAGAATCGGAAGAAGAAGGAACAGTTGTAGCTCAGAATGGGGCATCATTAAGTCAAAAACTACTTCAACTATCTAACGGTGCAGTTTATACAGATGATGAAGATGTAAGACTTATACATGATAAGAAGTTAGATAAGTTAGAGGAAATTATAGAGGAGTCTCAAGGCCAACCAATATTATTGTTTTATAACTTCAAACATGATAAAGAAAGAATACTTCAAAGGTTTAAGGAAGCAACCACATTAGAGGATTCAAACTATAAAGAACGTTGGAATAGTGGAGACATTAAGCTGCTTATAGCACATCCAGCAAGTGCAGGGCATGGATTAAACTTACAACAAGGTGGGCACATTATTGTTTGGTTTGGACTTACATGGTCATTGGAATTATACCAACAAGCAAATGCTAGATTATATAGACAAGGACAAAATCATACGACTATTATTCATCACATCATGACCGATAACACAATAGATCAAAGAGTATATAAAGCTTTACAAAACAAAGAACTAACGCAAGAAGAATTAATGAAAGCTATTAAAGCAAGAATAGCTAAGCATAAGTAATGGAGGTCTAAAATGGGGAGCACAATATATGATATCAAGCCAGGAACATTTAAATATATTGAATCAGAAATATATAATTTAAATGAGAACAAGAAAGAAATAAAAAGATTGAGGTTGGAAATACTTAATCCAACGAAGGAACAAGATTCCAATATTGTATATGGACCATTACAAAAAGGCGAACCAGTTAGAACAACTGAACTAATGGCAACTAGATTATTAACTAATAAGATGTTACGAAACCTTGAAGAAATGGTCGAAGCAGTTGAGAGTGAATACTTAAAGTTGCCTGAAGATCATAAGAAAGTAATAAGGCTCAAGTATTGGAATAAAGAAAAGAAGTTAAAGATGGAACAGATAGGACATGAATGCCATATGCATCGTAATACTGTTACTACTATACGAAAGAACTTTGTTAAAGCGGTAGCGTATCATGCAGGTATCAAATAACATTGTGCAAAGATTGTGCAAAAGGCCTACAAATCTGTAGTAATATGATAGTATCGGAAAGATGTATAAAGTTATCTAAAAGTTATACGACACAAGTACACGAGGCACATCGCTATGCGGTGTGTCTTTTGTTATGCAATCAAAGAGGTGTAAGAGATGACCAAGCATAATAACATTTATAAGCATGGTCGTAAGTCATATCAATACGATTGGTTCTATCATTCAAAAGCATGGAAGAAGTTAAGAGAGATAGCATTAGATAGAGATAATTATCTTTGTCAAATGTGTTTACGCGAAGATATTGTAACAGATGCAAACATTGTACATCACATTATTTATGTTGATGAAGATTTTAACAAAGCTTTAGACTTAGATAATCTAATGTCAGTTTGTTATAGCTGTCATAACAAAATTCATGCAAATGATAATGACAAAAGTAATCTTAAGAAAATTAGAGTTCTAAAAATTTAAATAAAAAAATTATTTAAATAAAATTTTATAGCCCCCTGCCCATCGGCTTAAAATGTTTTTTCGCCGGGTACCGGCGGGGGCCCTTCGCTTGCAACGCGGATAAACTTTTATGAAAGGGGGTCTTTATATGAAATTAACAAAAAAACAGCTGAAAGAATATATAGAGGATTATAAAAAATCTGATGACATATTAATTAATTTGTATATAGAAACATATGAATTTTATTGCCGATTAAGAGATGAACTTAAAAATAGTGATTTGATGATAGAGCATACAAACAAGGCTGGTGCCAGCAATATTGTTAAGAATCCATTAAGCATAGAACTGACAAAAACAGTTCAAACACTAAATAACTTACTCAAGTCTATGGGTTTAACAGCAGCACAAAGAAAAAAGATAGTTCAAGAAGAAGGTGGATTCGGTGACTATTAAAGTTTTAAATGAACCTTCACCAAAACTATTAACAACATGGTATGCAGAGCAAGTCACTCAAGGGAAAATAAAAACAAGCAAATATGTTAAAAAAGAATGTGAGAGACACCTTAGATATCTAGAAAATGGGGGTAAATGGGTATTTGATGAAGAATTAGCGCATCGTCCTATTCGATTTATAGAAAAGTTTTGTAAACCTTCCAAAGGATCTAAACGTCAACTTGTACTACAACCATGGCAACATTTTATTATTGGCAGTTTGTTTGGTTGGGTTCATAAAGAAACAAAGCTGCGCAGGTTTAAAGAAGCTTTGATATTTATGGGGCGAAAAAATGGTAAAACAACCACTATTTCTGGTGTTGCTAACTATGCTGTTTCTCAAGATGGAGAAAATGGTGCAGAAATTCATTTGTTAGCGAATGTGATGAAACAAGCGAGGATTCTATTTGATGAATCTAAGGCGATGATTAAAGCTAGCCCAAAGCTTAGAGAAAATTTTAGACCTTTGAGAGATGAAATTCATTACGATGCAACTATATCTAAAATTATGCCACAGGCTTCAGACAGTGATAAGTTGGATGGTTTAAATACACATATGGGCATTTTTGATGAAATTCATGAATTTAAAGATTATAAATTGATTTCAGTTATAAAAAACTCAAGAGCGGCAAGGTTACAACCCCTTCTTATCTACATTACGACAGCGGGGTACCAACTAGATGGACCACTTGTTAATATGGTAGAAGCGGGAAGAGACACCCTAGATCGAATCATCGAAGATGAAAGAACTTTTTACTATTTAGCTTCTCTCGATGATGACGATGATATAAATGATTCGTCGAATTGGATTAAAGCAAATCCTAACCTAGGTGTTTCTATCGATTTAGATGAAATGAAAGAAGAGTGGGAAAAGGCTAAGAGAACACCAGATGAACGTGGAGATTTTATAACCAAAAGGTTTAACATCTTTGCTAATAATAATGAGATGAGTTTTATTGATTATCCAACACTTCAAAAAAATAATGAAATTGTTTCTTTAGAAGAGCTGGAAGGCAGACCGTGCACGATTGGTTATGATTTATCAGAAACAGAGGACTTTACAGCCGCATGTGCCACTTTTGCATTAGATAATGGCAAAGTTGCTGTCTTAACACATTCTTGGATTCCTAAGCATAAAGTTGAATATTCTAACGAAAAGATACCCTATAGAGAATGGGAAGAAGACGGATTACTAACAATACAAGATAATCCTTATATAGACTACCAAGATGTTTTAAATTGGATAATAAAGATGAATGAGCATTATGTTGTCGAAAAAATCACTTATGATAGGGCGAACGCATTCAAACTAAATCAAGAGTTAAAAAATTACGGTTTTGAAACTGAAGAAACAAGACAAGGAGCTTTGACCTTGAGCCCTGCATTGAAGGATCTAAAAGAAATGTTTTTAGATGGGAAAATAATATTTAATAATAATCCTTTAATGAAATGGTATATCAATAATGTTCAGCTGAAACTAGACAGAAATGGGAACTGGTTGCCATCTAAACAAAGCAGATATCGTAAAATAGATGGTTTTGCAGCATTTTTAAACACATATACAGATATTATGAATAAAGTTGTTTCTGACAAAGGTGAAGGAAACATAGAATTTATTAGTATTAAAGACATAATGCGTTAAGGAGGTGAATGTTATCGCAAAAGAGAATATTGTCACACGCATAAAGAAAAAATTGATAGACAATTGGATTGATCAGTCAGCTTCTAAGCTTTATGACTTTAGCCCATGGAAAAATAAATCTTTTTGGGGTGTAATCAATAATACGCTTGAAACTAATGAAACGATATTTTCAGCTATTACAAAGTTATCTAATTCGATGGCTAGTTTGCCCTTGAAAATGTATGAAGATTATAAAGTAGTTAATACAGAAGTATCTGATTTACTTACAGTGTCACCGAATAATTCTCTGAGCAGTTTTGATTTTATTAATCAAATTGAAACAATCAGAAATGAAAAAGGTAATGCATATGTGCTAATTGAACGAGACATCTATCATCAACCATCAAAGCTTTTCTTATTAAATCCAGATGTTGTTGAAATGTTAATTGAAAACCAATCACGTGAACTTTATTATTCCATTCATGCTGCAACTGGAAACAAATTGATTGTTCATAATATGGATATGTTGCATTTTAAACACATCGTGGCGTCTAATATGGTGCAAGGCATTAGTCCGATTGATGTGTTGAAGAATACAACTGATTTTGATAATGCAGTAAGAACCTTTAATCTTACAGAAATGCAAAAACCTGATTCTTTCATGCTTAAATATGGTTCCAATGTAGGTAAAGAAAAAAGGCAGCAAGTGTTAGAAGATTTTAAACAGTACTATGAAGAAAACGGTGGAATATTATTCCAAGAGCCCGGTGTTGAAATCGAACCGCTACCTAAAAAATATGTCTCTGAAGATATAGTGGCAAGCGAGAATTTAACAAGAGAAAGAGTAGCTAACGTTTTTCAATTGCCCTCAGTATTTTTAAACGCAAAATCAAACACAAATTTTGCGAAAAATGAAGAGTTAAACAGATTTTACTTACAGCATACCTTATTGCCAATCGTCAAACAGTATGAAGAAGAATTTAATCGAAAACTACTTACTAAAACAGATAGAGAAAAAATAGGTATTTTAAATTTAACGTTAAATCTTATTTAAGGGCTGATAGTGCAACACAAGCAGAAGTGTACTTTAAAGCAGTTCGTAGTGGCTATTACACTATAAATGACATTAGAGAGTGGGAGGATTTACCACCAGTTGAAGGTGGAGACAAGCCACTAATAAGCGGAGATCTGTATCCGATTGACACGCCACTTGAATTAAGAAAATCTTTGAAAGGTGGTGATAAAAATGTCAAAGAAAGCTAAGTATTTTCAAATGAAAAGAAAATCAAAAAGTAAAGGTGAAATATTCATTTATGGTGATATTGTAAGTGATAAATGGGTTGAAAGCGATGTAACTGCTACAGATTTCAAAAATAAACTAGATGAACTAGGAGACATCAGTGAAATAGATGTTCATATAAATTCATCTGGAGGCAGTGTATTTGAAGGACATGCAATATACAATATGCTAAAAATGCATCCTGCAAAAATTAATATCTATGTCGATGCCTTAGCGGCATCAATTGCTAGTGTTATCGCTATGAGTGGTGACACTATTTTTATGCACAAAAATAGTTTTTTAATGATTCATAATTCATGGGTTATGACTGTAGGTAATGCAGAAGAATTAAGAAAGACAGCGGATTTACTTGAAAAAACAGATGCTGTTAGTAATTCAGCTTATTTAGATAAAGCAAAAGATTTAGATCAAGAACACTTAAAACAGATGCTAGATGCAGAAACTTGGCTTACTGCAGAAGAAGCCTTATCTTTCGGCTTAATAGATGAAGTTTTAGGAGCTAATGAAATAGCTGCTAGTATCTCTAAAGAGCAGTATAAGCGTTTCGAGAACGTCCCGGAAGATTTAAAGAAAGATGTAGACAAAATCACAAAAATTGATGATGTAGATACATCTGAATTGGTTGAAACACCTAAAGAAAGTATGTCACTAGAAGAAAAAGAAAAAAGAGAAAAAATTAAACGCGAATGCGAAATTTTAAAAATGACACTGAATTATTAGGAGGAAATGAAATGCCGACATTATATGAATTAAAACAATCCTTAGGTATGATTGGACAACAATTAAAAAATAAAAATGATGAATTGAGTCAGAAAGCAACAGATCCAAATATTGATATGGAAGACATCAAACAACTAGAAACAGAAAAAGCAGGTTTACAACAAAGATTTAACATTGTTGAAAGACAAGTGAAAGACATTGAAGAAAAAGAAAAAGCGAAAGTTAAAGACACAGGAGAAGCTTATCAATCTTTAAGTGCTAATGAGAAGATGGTTAAAGCTAAGGCAGAGTTTTATCGTCACGCGATTTTACCAAATGAATTTGAAAAACCTTCAATGGAGGCACAACGTTTATTACACGCTTTACCAACAGGTAATGATTCAGGTGGAGATAAGCTCTTACCAAAAACACTTTCTAAAGAAATTGTTTCAGAACCATTTGCTAAAAACCAATTACGTGAAAAAGCTCGTCTAACTAACATTAAAGGTTTAGAGATTCCAAGAGTTTCATATACTTTAGACGATGATGACTTCATTACAGACGTAGAAACAGCAAAAGAATTAAAATTAAAAGGTGATACAGTTAAATTCACTACTAATAAATTCAAAGTATTTGCTGCAATTTCAGATACTGTAATTCATGGATCAGATGTAGATTTAGTAAACTGGGTTGAAAACGCACTACAATCAGGATTAGCAGCTAAAGAGCGTAAAGATGCCTTAGCAGTAAGTCCTAAATCTGGATTAGAACACATGTCATTTTATAATGGATCTGTTAAAGAAGTTGAGGGAGCAGACATGTATGATGCTATTATTAACGCTTTAGCAGATTTGCATGAAGATTATCGTGATAACGCAACAATTTACATGCGATATGCAGATTATGTCAAAATTATTAGTGTTCTTTCAAATGGAACAACAAATTTCTTTGACACACCAGCAGAAAAAGTATTTGGCAAACCCGTAGTATTTACAGATGCAGCAGTTAAACCTATTGTGGGAGATTTCAATTATTTTGGAATTAACTATGATGGAACAACTTATGACACTGATAAAGATGTTAAAAAAGGCGAATATTTGTTTGTATTAACTGCATGGTATGATCAGCAACGTACATTAGACAGTGCATTCAGAATTGCAAAAGCAAAAGAAAATACAGGTTCATTACCCAGCTAAGCCCCAAAAGGTTAATGTAACAGCTAAGGCTAAATCAGCTGTAATATCAGCCGAATAGGGGTGATGAAATGAGTTTAGAAGAAATTAAATTGTGGTTGAGAATTGACTATAATTTCGAAAATGATTTAATTGAAGGTCTCATTCAATCGGCTAAGTCTGAGTTACTATTAAGTGGGGTTCCAGATTATGACAAAAATGACTTGGAATACCCGCTTTTTTGTACAGCGATTAAATATATCATTGCAAGAGATTATGAAAGTCGTGGGTACTCAAATGACCAATCTAGAAGCAAGGTGTTTAATGAAAAGGGATTGCAAAAAATGATTTTGAAATTAAAAAAGTGGTAGGTGATTTTTAAATGGAATTTAATGAATTTAAAGATCGCGCGTATTTTTTTCAATATATAAATAAAGGACCATATCCAGATGAAGAGGAAAAAATGAAATTGTATAGTTGCTTTTGTAAAATATATAATCCGTCTATGAAAGATAGAGAAATTTTAAAAGCGACTGAATCAAAGTCGGGACTAACCATAATTATGAGGTCTTCTAAAACTGAATATCTACCACAAACAAACCACTTGGTTAAAATTGACAGAGGTTCATATTCCGATAAATTATTCAACATTGAAGAAATAAGAATTGATACACCAGATATAGGCTATAATACAGTGGTTTTATCAGAAAAATGAGTGTAGAAATTAAAGGAATACCTGAAGTGTTGAAGAAATTAGAATCGGTATACGGAAAACAAGCAATGCAAGCTAAGAGTGATAGAGCTTTAAATGAAGCATCCGAATTTTTTATAAAGGCTTTAAAGAAAGAATTTGAGAGTTTTAAAGATACGGGTGCTAGCATAGAAGAAATGACTAAATCTAAGCCTTATACAAAAGTAGGAAGTCAAGAAAGAGCTGTTTTAATTGAATGGGTAGGCCCTATGAATCGCAAAAACATTATTCACTTGAATGAACATGGTTATACAAGAGATGGAAAAAAATATACACCAAGAGGTTTTGGAGTTATTGCAAAAACATTAGCTGCTAGTGAACGGAAGTATAGAGAAATTATAAAAAAGGAGTTGGCCAGATAAATGAATATATTAAACACTGTAAAAGGAATTTTATTATCTGATGCAGAGCTCAAAACACATATAAATTCTAGAATATACTATTATAAAGTCACTGAAAATGCTGAAACTTCCAAACCTTTTGTTGTTATTACACCTGTTTATGATTTACCTTCAGACTTTATTTCTGATAAATATCTTAGTGAAGAATACTTAATTCAAATAGATGTAGAATCTTCAAATCATCAGAAAACAATTGATATAACAAAACGAATAAGATACCTGTTATATCAACAAAATTTAATTCAAGCATCAAGTCAGTTAGATGCTTATTTTGAAGAAACTAAACGTTATGTGATGTCGAGACGATATCAAGGCATACCCAAAAATATATATTATAAAAATCAGCGCATCGAATAGGTGTGCTTTTTAATTTTTAAGGAGGAAATAAGCAATGGCAGAAGGACAAGGTTCTTATAAAGTAGGTTTTAAAAGATTATACGTTGGAGTTTTTAACCCAGAAGCAACAAAAGTAGTTAAACGCATGACATGGGAAGATGAAAAAGGTGGTACAGTTGACCTAAATATCACAGGTTTAGCACCAGATTTAGTAGATATGTTTGCATCTAACAAACGTGTATGGATGAAAAAACAAGGTACTAATGAAGTTAAGTCTGACATGAGTATTTTCAATATTCCAAGTGATGATTTAAACACAGTTATTGGACGTACTAAAGATAAAAATGGTACATCTTGGGTAGGAGAGAATACAAGAGCACCGTATGTAACAGTAATTGGCGAATCGGAAGATGGTTTAACAGGTCAGCCGGTATATGTAGCCTTACTTAAAGGTACTTTTAGTTTAGATTCAATTGAATTTAAAACACGAGGTGAAAAAGCAGAAGCCCCAGAGCCAACAAAATTAACTGGTGACTGGATGAACAGAAAAGTTGATGTTGATGGAACGTCACAAGGTATTGTATACGGTTATCATGAAGGTAAAGAAGGAGAAGAAGAATTCTTCAAAAAAGTATTCGTTGGATACACTGACAGTGAAGATCGATCAGAGGATTCTGAAGATTCGTTACCCAGCTAACCCCCAAAATGTTGAAGTAGCAGTTAATTCAAAATCTGCAACTGTTTCAGCAGAATAGGGGCTTTCAAAATAAATCAAAGGAGAATAATTTATGACTAAAACTTTAAAAGTTTATAAAGGAGACGATGTCGTAGCCTCTGAACAAGGTGAAGGCAAAGTATCTGTAACTTTATCTAATTTAGAAGCGGATACAACTTATCCAAAAGGTACTTACCAAGTGTCATGGGAAGAAAATGGCAAAGAATCTAGTAAAGTTGATGTACCTCAATTTAAAACTAATCCAATTTTAGTCTCAGGCGTATCATTTACACCAGAAACTAAATCAATTACGGTAAATACCGATGACAATGTTGAACCAAACATTTCACCAAGTACAGCAACGAATAAAACGTTGAAATATACAAGTGAACATCCAGAGTTTGTTACTGTTGATGAGAGAACAGGAGCAATTCACGGTGTAGCTGAGGGAACTTCAGTTATCACTGCTACGTCTACTGACGGAAGTGACAAGTCTGGACAAATTACAGTAACAGTAACAAATGGATAATTATTTGAATAAAAGGAGCTAATACAATGATTAAATTTGAAATTAAAGACCGTAAAACAGGAAAAACAGAGAGCTATACAAAAGAAGATGTAACAATGGGCGAAGCAGAAAAATGCTATGAGTATTTAGAATTAGTAAATCAAGAGAATAAAAAAGAAGCACCTAACGCAACAAAAATGAGACAAAAAGAGCGACAGTTATTAGTAGATTTATTTAAAGATGAAGGATTGACTGAAGAAGATGTTCTGAACAAGATGAGTACTAAAACTTATACAAAAGCCTTACAAGATATATTTCGAGAAATCAATGGTGAAGATGAAGAAGATTCAGAAACTGAACCAGAAGAGATGGGAAAGACAGAAGAACAATCTCAATAAAAGACATTTTATCGAACATTAAGAAAATACAACGTTTCTGTATGGAGCAGTATGGGTGGACATTAACTGAAGTCAGAAAACAGCCGTATGTAAAACTTTTAGAAATACTTAATGAAGAGAATAAAGAAGAGACTGAAGAAAAACAAAGTGAACAAAAAGTCATTACAGGTACGGATTTAAGAAAACTTTTTGGAAGCTAGAAAGGAGGTTAATATGAATGAAAAAGTAGAAGGCATGACCTTGGAGCTGAAATTAGACCATTTAGGTGTCCAAGAAGGCATGAAGGGTTTAAAGCGACAATTAGGTGTTGTTAATAGTGAAATGAAAGCTAATCTGTCAGCATTTGATAAGTCTGAAAAATCAATGGAAAAGTATCAGGCGAGAATTAAGGGGTTAAATGATAAGCTTAAAATTCAAAAAAAGATGTATTCTCAAGTAGAAGATGAGCTTAAACAAGTTAACGCTAATTACCAAAAAGCTAAATCCAGTGTAAAAGATGTTGAGAAAGCATATTTAAAGTTAGTAGAAGCCAATAAAAAAGAAAAATTAGCTCTTGATAAATCTAAAGAAGCCTTAAAATCATCGAATACAGAACTTAAAAAAGCTGAAAATCAATATAAACGTACAAATCAACGTAAACAAGATGCGTATCAAAAACTTAAACAGTTGAGAGATGCAGAACAAAAGCTTAAGAATAGTAACCAAGCTACTACTGCACAACTAAAAAGAGCAAGTGACGCAGTACAGAAGCAGTCCGCTAAGCATAAAGCACTTGTTGAACAATATAAACAAGAAGGCAATCAAGTTCAAAAACTAAAAGTGCAAAATGACAATCTTTCAAAATCAAATGATAAAATTGAAAGTTCTTACGCTAAAACTAACACTAAGTTAAAGCAAACAGAAAAAGAATTTAATGATTTAAACAATACTATTAAGAATCATAGCGCTAATGTTGCAAAAGCTGAAACAGCTGTTAATAAAGAAAAAGCTGCTTTAAATAATTTGGAGCGTTCAATAGATAAAGTTTCATCCGAAATGAAGACTTTTAACAAAGAACAAATGATAGCTCAAAGTCATTTCGGCAAACTTGCTAGTCAAGCGGATGTCATGTCAAAGAAATTTAGTTCTATTGGAGATAAAATGACTTCCCTGGGACGTACGATGACGATGGGCGTATCTACACCGATTACTTTAGGGTTAGGTGCAGCATTAAAAACAAGTGCAGACTTCGAAGGGCAAATGTCTCGAGTTGGAGCGATTGCGCAAGCAAGCAGTAAAGACTTGAAAAGCATGTCTAATCAAGCAGTTGACTTAGGAGCTAAAACAAGTAAAAGTGCTAACGAAGTTGCTAAAGGTATGGAAGAATTGGCAGCTTTAGGCTTTAATGCCAAACAAACAATGGAGGCTATGCCAGGTGTTATCAGTGCAGCAGAAGCAAGTGGTGCAGAAATGGCTACAACTGCAACTGTAATGGCTTCAGCGATTAACTCTTTCGGTTTAAAAGCATCTGATGCAAATCATGTTGCTGATTTACTTGCGAGATCAGCAAATGACAGTGCTGCAGATATTCAGTACATGGGAGATGCATTGAAGTATGCTGGTACTCCTGCAAAAGCATTAGGAGTTTCAATAGAGGACACTTCCGCAGCAATTGAAGTTTTATCTAACTCAGGTTTAGAGGGTTCTCAAGCAGGTACTGCCCTAAGAGCTTCATTTATCAGGCTAGCTAATCCAAGTAAAAATACAGCTAAGGAAATGAAAAAATTAGGTATTCATTTGTCTGATGCTAAAGGTCAATTTGTTGGCATGGGTGAATTGATTAGACAGTTCCAAGACAACATGAAAGGCATGACACGAGAACAAAAACTAGCTACAGTGGCTACAATAGTTGGTACTGAAGCAGCAAGTGGATTTTTAGCCTTGATTGAAGCGGGGCCAGATAAAATTAATAACTATAGTAAATCCTTAAAGAATTCCAATGGCGAAAGTAAAAAAGCAGCAGATTTGATGAAAGATAATCTCAAAGGCGCTCTGGAACAATTAAGTGGCGCTTTTGAATCGTTAGCAATTGAAGTTGGTAAAGATTTAACGCCTATGATTAGAGCAGGTGCGGAAGGATTAACAAAATTAGTTGATGGATTTACACATCTTCCTGGTTGGGTTAGAAAGGCTTCGGTAGGCTTAGCAATTTTTGGTGCATCTATTGGTCCTGCTGTTCTTGCTGGAGGCTTATTAATACGTGCGGTTGGAAGCGCGGCCAAAGGATATGCATCATTAAATAGACGCATTGCTGAAAATACAATACTTTCTAATACCAATTCAAAAGCAATGAAATCTTTAGGTCTTCAAACCTTATTTCTTGGTTCTACAACAGGAAAAACGTCAAAAGGCTTTAAAGGATTAGCCGGAACTATGTTGTTTAATTTAAAACCTATAAATGTTTTGAAAAATTCTGCAAAGCTAGCAATTTTACCGTTCAAACTTTTGAAAAACGGTTTAGGATTAGCCGCAAAATCCTTATTTGCAGTAAGCGGAGGCGCAAGATTTGCTGGTGTAGCCTTAAGGTTTTTAACAGGACCTATAGGTGCTACAATAACTGCTATTACAATTGCGTATAAAGTTTTTAAAACCGCATATGATCGTGTGGAATGGTTCAGAAACGGTATTAACGGTTTAGGAGAAACTATAAAGTTTTTTGGTAGCAAAATTATTGGCGGTGCTGTTAGGAAGCTAGGAGATTTTAAAAATTATCTTGGAAGTATAGGCAAAAGCTTCAAAGAAAAGTTTTCAAAGGATATGAAAGATGGTTATAAATCTTTGAGTGACGATGACCTTCTGAAAGTAGGAGTCAACAAGTTTAAAGGATTTATGCAAACCATGGGCACAGCTTCTAAGAAGGCATCCGATACTGTAAAAGTGCTAGGGAAAGGTGTTTCAAAAGAAACAGAAAAAGCTTTAGAAAAATACGTACACTATTCTGAAGAAAACAACAGAATCATGGAAAAAGTACGTTTAAACTCGGGTCAGATATCAGAAGACAAAGCAAAAAAACTTTTGAAAATTGAAACGGATTTATCTAATAACCTTATAGCTGAAATAGAAAAAAGAAATAAAAAGGAACTCGAAAAAACTCAAGAACTTATTGATAAGTATAGTGCATTCGATGAACAAGAAAAGCAAAACATTTTAACTCGAACTAAAGAAAAAATGACTTGCGAATTAAAAAAGAGCAAGAACTCAATCAGAAAATCAAAGAATTGAAAGAAAAAGCTTTAAGTGATGGTCAGATTTCAGAAAATGAAAGAAAAGAAATTGAAAAGCTTGAAAATCAAAGACGTGACATCACTGTTAAAGAACTGAGTAAGACTGAAAAAGAGCAAGAGCGTATTTTAGTAAGAATGCAAAGAAACAGAAATGCTTATTCAATAGACGAAGCGAGCAAAGCAATTAAAGAAGCAGAAAAAGCAAGAAAAGCAAGAAAAAAAGAAGTGGACAAGCAATATGAAGATGATGTCATTGCTATAAAAAATAACGTCAACCTTTCTAAGTCTGAAAAAGATAAATTGTTAGCTATTGCTGATCAAAGACATAAGGATGAAGTAAGAAAGGCAAAATCTAAAAAAGATGCTGTAGTAGACGTTGTTAAAAAGCAAAATAAAGATATTGATAAAGAGATGGATTTATCCAGTGGTCGTGTATATAAAAATACTGAAAAGTGGTGGAATGGCCTTAAAAGTTGGTGGTCTAACTTTAGAGAAGACCAAAAGAAAAAAAGCGATAAATACGCTAAAGAACAAGAAGAAAGAGCTCGTAGAAACAGAGAAAATATAAAGAAATGGTTTGGAAATGCTTGGGACGGCGTAAAAAGTAAAACTGGCGAAGCCTTTAGTAAAATGGGCAGAAATGCTAATCATTTTGGCGGCGAAATGAAAAAAATGTGGAGTGGAATCAAAGGAATTCCAAGTAAATTAAGTTCAGGTTGGAGCTCAGCCAAAAGTTCTGTAGGATATCACACTAAGGCTATAGCTAATAGTACTGGTAAATGGTTTGGAAAAGCTTGGCAATCTGTTAAATCGACTACAGGAAGTATTTACAATCAAACTAAGCAAAAGTATTCAGATGCCTCAGACAAAGCTTGGGCGCATTCAAAATCTATTTGGAGAGGCACATCAAAATGGTTTAGCAATGCATATAAAAGTGCAAAGGGCTGGCTAACGGATATGGCTAATAAATCGCGATCGAAATGGGATAATATTTCTAGTACAGCATGGTCGAATGCAAAATCCGTTTGGAAAGGAACATCGAAATGGTTTAGTAACTCATACAAATCTTTAAAAGGTTGGACAGGAGATATGTATTCAAGAGCCCACGATCGTTTTGATGCAATTTCAAGTTCGGCATGGTCTAACGCTAAATCAGTATTTAATGGTTTTAGAAAATGGCTATCAAAAACATATGATTGGATTAGAGATATTGGTAAAGACATGGGAAGAGCTGCGGCTGATTTAGGTAAAAATGTTGCTAATAAAGCTATTGGCGGTTTGAATAGCATGATTGGCGGTATTAATAAAATATCTAAAGCCATTACTGATAAAAATCTCATCAAGCCAATACCTACATTGTCTACTGGTACTTTAGCAGGAAAGGGTGTAGCTACCGATAATTCAGGAGCATTAACGCAACCGACATTTGCTGTATTAAATGATAGAGGTTCTGGAAACGCCCCAGGTGGTGGAGTTCAAGAAGTAATTCACAGGGCTGACGGAACATTCCATGCACCCCAAGGACGAGATGTGGTTGTTCCACTAGGAGTTGGAGATAGTGTAATAAATGCCAATGACACTCTGAAGTTACAGCGGATGGGTGTTTTGCCAAAATTCCATGGTGGTACGAAAAAGAAAAAATGGATGGAACAAGTTACTGAAAATCTTGGTAAAAAAGCAGGGGACTTCGGTTCTAAAGCTAAAAACACAGCTCATAATATCAAAAAAGGTGCAGAAGAAATGGTTGAAGCGGCAGGCGATAAAATCAAAGATGGTGCATCTTGGTTAGGTGATAAAATCGGCGATGTGTGGGATTACGTACAACATCCAGGGAAACTAGTAAATAAAGTAATGTCAGGTTTAAATATTAATTTTGGAGGCGGAGCTAACGCTACAGTAAAAATTGCTAAAGGCGCATACTCATTGCTCAAAAAGAAATTAGTAGACAAAGTAAAATCGTGGTTTGAAGATTTTGGTGGCGGAGGCGATGGAAGCTATCTATTTGACTATCCAATTTGGCAAAGGTTTGGGAGTTACACAGGTGGACTTAACTTTAATGGCGGTCGTCACTATGGTGTCGACTTTGGCATGGATCCAGGAACGAACATTTATGCTGTTAAAGGCGGTATAGCTGATAAAGTATGGACTGATTACGGTGGCGGTAATTCTATACAAATTAAGACCGGTGCTAACGAATGGAATTGGTATATGCATTTATCTAAGCAATTAGTAAGACAAGGCCAACGTATTAAAGCTGGTCAACTGATAGGGAAATCCGGTGCTACAGGTAATTTCGTTAGAGGAGCACACTTGCATTTCCAATTGATGCAAGGGTCACATCCAGGTAATGATACAGCTAAAGACCCTATGAAATGGTTGAAGTCACTTAAAGGTAGTGGCGTTCGAAGTGGTTCAGGTGTTAATAAGGCTGCATCTGCTTGGGCAGGCGATATACGCCGTGCAGCAAAACGAATGGGTGTTAATGTTACTTCGGGTGATGTAGGAAATATCATTAGCTTGATTCAACACGAATCAGGAGGAAATGCAGGTATAACTCAATCTAGTTCGCTTAGAGACATCAACGTTTTACAGGGCAATCCAGCAAAAGGATTGCTTCAATATATCCCACAAACATTTAGACATTATGCTGTTAGAGGTCACAACAACATATATAGTGGTTACGATCAGTTATTAGCGTTCTTTAACAACAGATATTGGCGCTCACAGTTTAACCCAAGAGGTGGTTGGTCTCCAAGTGGTCCAAGAAGATATGCGAATGGTGGTTTGATTACAAAGCATCAACTTGCTGAAGTGGGTGAAGGAGATAAACAGGAGATGGTTATCCCTTTAACTAGACGTAAACGAGCAATTCAATTAACTGAACAGGTTATGCGCATCATCGGTATGGATGGCAAGCCAAATAACATCACTGTAAATAATGATACTTCTACAGTTGAAAAATTGTTGGAACAAATTGTTATGTTAAGTGATAAAGGAAATAAATTAACAGATGCATTGATTCAAACTGTTTCTTCTCAGGATAATAACTTAGGTTCTAATGATGCAATTAGAGGTTTAGAAAAAATATTGTCAAAACAAAGTGGACATAGAGCAAATGCAAATAATTATATGGGAGGTTTGACTAATTAATGCAATCTTTTGTAAAAATCATAGATGGTTACAAGGAAGAAGTAATAACAGATTTTAATCAGCTTATATTTTTAGATGCAAGGGCTGAAAGTCCAAACACCAATGATAACAGTGTAACTATTAACGGAGTAGATGGTATTTTACCGGGCGCAATTAGTTTTGCGCCTTTTTCATTAGTATTAAGGTTTGGCTATGATGGTATAGATGTTATAGATTTAAATTTATTTGAGCATTGGTTTAGATCTGTGTTTAATCGCAGACATCCTTATTATGTTATTACTTCTCAAATGCCTGGTGTTAAATATGCAGTGAATACAGCTAATGTTACATCTAATTTAAAAGATGGTTCTTCAACTGAAATTGAAGTTAGTTTAAATGTTTATAAAGGATATTCTGAATCAGTTAATTGGACCGATAGCGAGTTCTTATTCGACTCTAATTGGATGTTTGAAAATGGAATTCCTCTTGATTTCACACCTAAATATACACATACATCAAATCAATTTACTATTTGGAACGGTTCCACTGATACGATAAATCCACGATTCAAGCACGATTTGAAAATATTAATTAATTTAAATGCGAGTGGAGGATTTGAACTAGTTAACTATACAACAGGAGATACTTTTAAGTACAACAAAAGTATAGATAAAAACACTGATTTTGTTTTAGATGGTGTGTATGCATATCGAGATATAAATAGAGTGGGAATTGATACAAATAGAGGCATTATAACATTAGCGCCAGGTAAAAATGAATTTAAGATTAAAGGAGACGTCAGTGATATTAAAACTACATTTAAGTTTCCTTTTATTTATAGGTAGGTGACTTAATGGATTATCATGATCATTTATCAGTAATGGATTTTAATGAATTGATTTGTGAAAATTTACTAGATGTAGATTATGGGTCTTTTAAAGAATATTATGAACTGAATGAAGCTAGGTACATCACCTTTACAGTTTATAGAACTACTCATAATAGTTTTGTTTTTGATTTATTGATTTGTGAAAACTTCATAATTTATCATGGTGAAAAATACACAATTAAGCAGACAGCGCCAAAGGTTGAAGGTGATAAAGTTTTTATTGAAGTTACGGCGTATCACATAATGTATGAATTTCAAAATCACTCAGTGGAATCAAATAAGCTTGATGACGACAGTAGCGAAACTGATAAAACGCCAGAATACTCTTTAGATGAGTACTTAAGATATGGATTTGCAAATCAAAAAACGTCAGTCAAGATGACCTATAAAATAATTGGAGATTTTAAAAGAAAAATACCAATTGATGAATTAGGTAATAAAAATGGCTTAGAATATTGTAAAGAAGCAGTAGATTTGTTTGGTTGTATTATTTATCCAAATGATACGGAGATATGTTTTTATTCTCCTGAAACATTCTATCAAAGAAGTGAAAAAGTAATAAGGTATCAATATAATACTGATACTGTGTCTGCTACTGTCAGTACGTTGGAATTAAGAACAGCTATAAAAGTTTTTGGGAAAAAGTACACAGCTGAGGAAAAGAAAAATTATAACCCTATTAAAACAACTGACATTAATTATTCAAATGGTTTCATAAAAGAAGGCACTTATCGGACTGAAACAATTGGTTCTAAAGCTACTATTAACTTTAATTGCAAGTATGGTAATGAAACAGTTAGATTTACAATCAAAAAAGGTTCCCAAGGTGGAATATATAAGTTGATTTTAGACGGCAAGCAAATTAAGCAAATTTCTTGTTTTGCTAAGTCGGTTCAGTCTGAAACAATAGATTTAATAAAAAATATTGATAAAGGCAAGCATGTTTTAGAAATGATATTTTTAGGAGAAGACCCCAAAAATAGAATTGATAGATCTTCAAATAAAAAAGCGAAGCCTTGTATGTACGTTGGAACTGAAAAATCAACAGTCTTAAATTTAATTGCTGATAATTCAGGTCGCAATCAATACAAAGCAATTGTTGATTATGTCGCAGATAGTGCAAAGCAGTTTGGGATTCGATATGCTAATACGCAAACAAATGAAGATATCGAAACACAGGATAAGCTGTTAGAATTTGCAAAAAAGCAAATAAATGATACTCCTAAGACTGAATTAGATGTTAATTATATAGGTTATGAAAAAATAGAACCAAGAGATAGCGTATTTTTTGTTCATGAATTAATGGGATATAACACTGAATTAAAGGTTGTTAAACTTGATAGGTCACATCCATTTGTAAACGCAATAGATGAAGTGTCTTTCAGCAATGAAATAAAAGATATGGTACAAATTCAACAAGCGCTTAACAGACGAGTTATTGCACAAGATAATAGATATAACTATCAAGCAAATCGTATAAATCATTTATACACTAGTACTTTGAATTCTCCTTTCGAGACAATGGATATAGGGAGTGTATTAATATAATGGCAACAGAAGAAGTTAAAATCAAAGCGCTACTTGAAAACGATAAACAGTACTTTCCAGCTACACATTGGAAAGCTATAAATGGGATACCTTATGCAGGCAGTAGTGATATTGATGGATTGCCTCAAGACGGTATCATTTCGGTAGATGATAAAAATAAATTAGATAATTTAAAAATAGGCGAAGCAGGAATTATTCAAAATAGCATTGTACAGAAATCCCCAAACGGTAAATTGTGGAAAATAACAGTTGACGATAGTGGGAAACTTGGTACAGTGCTATTTTATTAGAAAGGAAGGTGCATTATGGAAAATTTGTATTTAATAAAGGATTTGGGAGCTTTAGCAGGTCGAGATTATAGAGCTAAGGAAGTACAAAACTTGCAAAGAATAGAGCAATTTGCACTTGGCTTGACAACAGAGTTTAAGTTGCATCAGAAAGCTAAAACAATTCAACACTTCGCTGAGCAAATTTATTATAATGGTAGATCGCAAGCAGCAGTAAACAAATCTTTACAAAGTCAAATTAACGCACTTGTTGTGGCACCACGTAATAACAGTGCTAATGAGATTGTTCAAGCTCGAGTTAATGTAAACGGCGAAACCTTTGACACATTAAAAGAACATTTAGACGATTGGGAAACCAAAACTCAAATTAATAAAGAGGAAACTATAAGAGAATTAAATAAGACCAAACAAGAAATTCTTGATATCGAGTATCGTTTTGAACCTGATAAGCAAGAATTTTTATTTGTGACAGAACTTGCACCTCTTACAAATGCAGTAATGCAATCCTTCTGGTTTGATAACAGAACCGGTATAGTGTACATGACACAAGCAAGAAATAACGGTTATATGTTAAGTCGTTTAAGACCTAATGGGCAATTTATAGACAGCTCATTAATTGTAGGTGGCGGACATGGTACACATAACGGTTATAGATATATTGATGATGAGTTATGGATTTATAGTTTTATCTTAAATGGTAATAATGAAAACACCTTAGTTCGCTTTAAGTACACGCCTAATGTAGAGATTAGTTATGGCAAGTATGGTATGCAAGACGTATTTACAGGACATCCAGAAAAGCCTTATATCACACCAGTCATAAATGAAAAAGAAAATAAAATTCTATACAGAATTGAGAGACCTAGAAGTCAATGGGAACTTGAAAACTCAATGAATTATATAGAGATAAGAAGTTTAGACGATGTTGATAAAAATATTGATAAAGTTTTGCATAAAATTAGCATTCCTATGAGACTAACAAATGAAACTCAGCCAATGCAAGGTGTGACTTTTGATGAAAAATACTTGTATTGGTACACAGGAGATAGTAATCCGAATAATAGAAACTATTTAACGGCTTTCGATTTAGAAACAGGAGAAGAAGTATATCAAGTTGATGCTGATTATGGTGGCACACTTGATTCATTTCCTGGTGAATTTGCGGAAGCAGAGGGTCTGCAAATATACTATGATAAAGATAGCGGTAAAAAGGCTTTGATGCTAGGTGTTACTGTTGGTGGCGATGGAAATAGAACACATCGTATTTTCATGATTGGCCAAAGAGGTATTTTAGAAATTCTGCACTCGAGAGGCGTCCCTTTTATCATGAGTGATACAGGCGGTAGAGTTAAACCTTTACCAATGAGACCTGATAAACTAACAAACCTTGGAATGTTAACAGAGCCAGGTCTTTATTATTTATACACAGATCATACAGTTCAAATTGATGATTTCCCACTACCAAGAGAATGGCGCGATGCAGGTTGGTTCTTAGAAGTAAAACCACCACAAACTGGCGGAGATGTTATTCAAATATTAACGCGTAATAGTTATGCAAGAAACATGATGACTTTTGAAAGGGTGCTTTCTGGGAGAACGGGAGACATTTCGGACTGGAATTATGTGCCTAAAAATAGTGGTAAATGGGAGAGAGTACCTTCATTCATCACAAAAATGTCAGATATTAATATAGTAGGTATGTCGTTTTACTTAACAACAGATGATACAAAACGGTTTACAGATTTTCCGACTGAACGTAAAGGGGTAGCAGGTTGGAACTTATATGTAGAAGCTTCAAATACAGGTGGTTTTGTTCATAGGCTAGTTCGTAATAGTGTTACAGCATCTGCTGAGATACTATTGAAAAACTATGATAGTAAAACAAGTTCAGGGCCATGGACTTTACACGAAGGGAGAATTATAAGTTAATGAGTAATTTAGAGAAATCTGTAAATATTAATTTAGAGAACACAGCGCATTATGAAAATATTTCAAATCTAGATATAACTTTTAGAACAGGAGAGAGTGATTCTTCTGTTCTTCTTTTTAATATCACTAAAAATAATCAACCGTTATTATTGAGTGAAGAAAATATCAAAGCACGAATAGCGATTCGAGGTAAAGGAGTTATGGTGGTTGCTCCACTAGAAATATTAGATCCATTTAAAGGCACATTAAAATTTCAATTACCTAACGATGTAATTAAACGAGATGGAAGTTATCAAGCTCAAGTTTCGGTTGCAGAATTAGGTAATTCAGACGTGGTAGTTGTCGAGAGAACTATCACATTTAACGTTGAAAAAAGTTTGTTTAGCAAGATTCCCTCTGAAACAAAATTACACTATATTGTTGAGTTTCAAGAATTAGAAAAAACTATTATGGATCGCGCGAAAGCAATGGACGAGGCTATAAAAAATGGTGAGGATTATGCGAGTCTGATTGAAAAAGCTAAAGAAAAAGGTCTATCAGATATTCAAATAGCAAAATCTTCAAGTATTGATGAATTAAAGCAACTTGCTAATAGCCATATAACCGATTTGGAAAATAAAGCTCAGTCTTATTCAAGAACATTTGATGAGCAAAAGCGATATATGGATGAGAAACATGAGGCTTTCAAGCAATCGGTAAATAGCGGTGGTTTAGTCACAAGTGGTTCAACATCGAATTGGCAAAAAGCTAAGATTACCAAAGATGATGGTAAGATAATGCAGATTACTGGATTTGATTTTAACAATCCAGAACAAAGAGTAGGAGATACAACGCAATTTATTTATGTATCACAAGCTATAAATTATCCAAGAGGTGTTAGTACTAACGGTACTGTCGAATATTTAGTAGTAACTTCAGATTACAAGCGTATGACTTACCGACCGAACGGTACAAATAAAGTGTTTGTTAAAAGAAAAGAAGGGGATTCATGGTCTGAGTGGTCAGAATTAGCTATTAATGATTACAATACACCTTTTGAAACTGTTCAAAGTGCTCAATCAAAAGCTAATATGGCCGAAAGTAACGCTAAATTATACGCAGATGACAAGTTTAATAAAAGGTATTCGGTTATTTTTGAGGGAACAGCAAATGGTGTGGGCTCTACATTGTACTTAAATGAGAGTTTAGATCAATTTATTTTGTTAATTTTTTATGGAACTTTTCCAGGGGGAGACTTTACTGAGTTTGGCAATCCCTTTGGTGGCGGTAAAATTTCATTGAATCCCTCAAATCTTCCAGATGGTGATGGAAATGGTGGAGGTGTTTATGAGTTTGGATTAACTAAATCTAGTCGTACATCTTTAACTATATCAAACGATGTCTATTTCGACTTAGGAAGTCAAAGAGGCTCTGGTGCGAACGCAAATAGAGGAACAATTAACAAAATTATAGGAGTGAGAAGATAATGCAAATATTAGTTAATAAACGCAATGAGATTATTTCATATGCTGTTATTGGTGGCTTTGAAGAAGGCATTGATATTGAAAATTTACCAGAAAATTTCTCTCAAGTTTTTAGACCTAAAGCCTTTAAATATTCAAATGGGGAAATAGTTTTTAACGAAGATTATTCAGAAGAAAAGGATGACACACATCAACAGATTGATAATGAAGAGAATAGTACAGGTGCTTCTGATGATATCTTACGAAAAATGGTTGCTAGTATGCAGAAGCAAGTTGTTCAAAGTACAAAGTTATTGATGCAAGTTAATAAACAAAACGCTTTGATGGCAAAACAGATTGTAGCATTCAATAAAAAATTAGAAGAGGTTAAAGGAGAGACTGAAAATGCTTAAATTAATTTCACCAACATTCGAAGATATTAAAACTTGGTATCAATTGAAAGAATATAGTAAAGAAGATATAGCGTGGTATGTAGATATGGAAGTTATAGATAAAGAGGAATATGCAATTATTACAGGAGAAAAGTATCCAGAAAATCTAGAGTCATAGGCCGAGAGTCTATGGCTTTTTAATTTAAATAAAGTGGGTGGCATAATGTTTGGATTTACCAAACGACATGAACAAGATTGGCGTTTAACGCGTTTAGAAGAAAATGATAAGACTATGTTTGAAAAATTCGACAGAATAGAAGATAGTCTTAGAGCGCAAGAAAAGATTTATGACAAATTAGATAGAAATTTTGAAGAATTAAAGCGCGACAAAGAAGAAGATGAAAAAAATAAGGAAAAAAATGCCAAAAATATTAGAGATATCAAGATGTGGATTCTTGGATTAATAGGGACGATACTAAGTACGTTTGTTATAGCAATATTAAAAACAATATTCGGTATTTAAAGGAGGTGAGTACCATGCTTAAAGGGATTTTAGGTTATAGTTTTTGGGCTTGTTTTTGGTTTGGTAAATGTAAGTAACAGTTAAGAGTCAGTGCTTTGACACTGGCTTTTTATTATTGTTGTGATTATGGTGATATACAAAAGTGAGCAAGTTGGATAGATGGTGGCTATCTGAGTATAAGGAGGTGGTGCCTATGGTGGCATTACTGAAATCTTTAGAAAGGAGACACCTTTGTGGTATCTGTTGTTGATGCACTAAATTTAATGTTTAGTTTCGGTATGTTTATCGTTACTTTGCTTAGTTTAGTCATCGCAATCGTTAAATTAAACCATAAAAAATAACCATCGCTAACTTTGACGAGTACGATGGTTAGAGGATTATATAAATTCATTTAACTACAGAGGTCACCGTCTTTTTAACGGGCTCACTAGGGTAACATGTTTCCCTTTTTCTATATATAAATTAACACACTGTAATATAAATATCAAATAGATGGCTTATTGGTCGTCTTTTTATTTTGGATAAAAGGAGCAAACAAATGGAAACAAAAGTAATAACAAGATATATTGTATTAATTTTAGCGTTAGTCAATCAGTTTTTAGCGAACAAAGGTATAAGCCCGATACCAGTAGATGAAGAGAGTATTTCATCGATTATCTTAACAGTCATTGCTTTATACACCGCTTATAAAGACAATCCAACATCACAAGAAGGACGCTGGGCGAATCAAAAACTAAAGAAATATAAAGCTGAAAATAAGTATAGAAAAGCAACAGGACAAGCGCCAATTAAAGAAGTAATGACACCTACAAATATGAATGACACAAATGATTTAGGGTAGGTGATTGATATATGTTAATGACAAGAAATCAAGCAGAAAAATGGTTTGATAACTCATTAGGAAAACAATTTAATCCAGATGGTTGGTACGGGTTTCAATGTTACGATTATGCAAATATGTTCTTTATGTTAGCAACAGGAGAAAGGTTACAAGGTTTATACGCTTATAATATCCCATTTGATAATAAAGCGAAAATTGAAAAATATGGTCAAATAATTAAAAACTATGACAGTTTTTTACCACAAAAGTTGGACATTGTCGTCTTCCCATCGAAGTATGGTGGTGGAGCGGGTCATGTTGAAATTGTTGAGAGTGCAAATTTAAACACTTTCACATCATTTGGCCAAAACTGGAATGGGAAAGGATGGACTAATGGCGTTGCGCAACCTGGCTGGGGTCCTGAAACTGTTACAAGACATGTCCATTATTATGACAATCCAATGTATTTTATTAGATTAAATTTCCCTGATAGCATAAGTGTTAAGGATAAGGCTAAAGGTATTATTAAGCAAGCAACTGCAAAAAAAGAGGCAGTAATTAAACCTAAAAGGATTATGCTTGTGGCTGGTCATGGATATAATGATCCAGGCGCAGTTGGTAATGGAACAAACGAACGTGATTTCATCCGTAAATATATAACGCCCAATATCGCTAAGTATCTAAGACATGCGGGACATGAAGTTGCTTTATATGGCGGCTCCAGTCAATCACAAGACATGTATCAAGATACTGCATACGGTGTTAATGTAGGGAATAAAAAAGACTATGGCTTATATTGGGTTAAATCACAGGGGTATGACATTGTTTTAGAGATACATTTAGATGCAGCAGGAGAAAGCGCAAGTGGCGGTCATGTTATTATCTCAAGTCAATTCAATGCAGATACTATTGATAAAAGTATACAAGATGTTATTAAAAATAACTTGGGACAAATAAGAGGTATAACACCTCGTAATGATTTGCTAAATGTTAATGTATCAGCTGAAATAAATATTAATTACCGCTTATCTGAATTAGGTTTTATTACTAATAAAAATGATATGGATTGGATTAAGAAAAATTACGACTTGTACTCTAAACTAATAGCTGGTGCGATTCATGGTAAGTCTATAGGTGGTTTGGTAGCTAGTGAGGTTAAAGTGCCAGTTAAAAACGAAAAGAATCCACCAGTACCAGCAGGTTATACCTTAGATAGTAAAGGGGTACCATATAAAAAAGAACAAGGCAATTACACAGTAGCTAATGTTAAAGGTAATAATGTAAGAGACGGTTATTCAACTAATTCAAGAATCACTGGGGTATTACCTAACAACACAACAATCACGTATGACGGCGCCTATTGTATCAATGGTTACAGATGGATCACTTATATTGCTAATAGTGGACAACGTCGTTATATTGCGACAGGAGAGGTAGACAAGGCAGGTAATCGAATAAGTAGTTTCGGTAAGTTTAGTGCAATATAATATTTGCTTAAAAGCTCACGATTTGTTATACTTTAAAAGGGTGTTTTACAGTTTTCAAATTATTGTGTGGATACAAGGAAGTTATTTTATTTGAAGCTGTTACATTTAATTATAAATTTGGATATAATGTTCGATCCTTTGCGACTTAATCTGTTTACTAATAACTAGAAATATTTTATAATTAGTAAGTCATGTCTTTTTAAGCAGGTGCGTTACACACCTGCTTTTTTTATTTGCATTTAAAGATAAGATGTGATAAATTTCATTGGAACATTGTGCAGCATTTCTCTCAAGTTTATATTGTGGCTAGCTTTCGGACTGATTTTTTGTTATTATTTAAAGACATGCATCAACTATTTACATCATCATTGTTAGCCCAAGCATGTCACTGGGCGTGTTTTCGTTTTATGATAGAGAGCAAAGTTCTTGCTACCCCCGTAGTATAGAAGCAGCTTTAACACACCCGCATAATAGTTTGCGGGGTGTTTTTTGTTTGGAATACATGTTTATTTGCTCTTAACTGCATATTAGGTGACTTATAGGACGGAATATGATACAGTTATTTAGCAGACAGTTATCAAAGCGATTGCATAATGCAATCGCTTTTTTCTTTTTAAATAGTTTAGCTTATGTTATAATTATATTAGAAAGCCTTCTTATACAAAATACATGCGATACAGAAAGATAAGCACTTTGGTGTTTGTCTTTTTATTTGAATAAAATAAAAGGTTTATGTTATTATATTATTAGAAATTTATCCAGATTTTCTCTCTAAGCTAAAATTATCATTTTCGGGCAGGTACTTAGTACTTGCCTATTTTTTTATGTTATAATTAACTGTATATAGTAGGAGTGAACTATATACCCTGTTAAGTGGCCTAGTAACCTAACACTTATCCTGCAATTGATACCCTTTTTGCCCGTCACTCAATACATATCATAGCGGCATAAGATTGTTAAAGTCGCCACACCACCTAAACCAATTACTGCGTGGTTATTTTTTTGTAATGCAAATGTCGTTCGATAAATAATCAAAATATTTTTAGATTTGATGCAATACGGTGTTTGCTTCAAGCTTATAGTATGATAACATGAGAACAGAATATTTCATTGTTATTTTTTAATTTATTTTTATATAAGTGTAAAACACACTGTTGTTTCATTTTAGTGAGATGCTATAATACTTGTATCTTTCGTTTAAGATATAAGCTTATGACATAAAAGTCTTCCTATAAAAGAAGGCTTTTATGTTTTTATATATCCATAGGTATAACAGATAGCACAGAGCTCTCAGACATTACTAGTCAGGACTTAAAACATTGAGAGTGCATAGTTAAAAAGTCTAGAACGTTAAATTTTTAGATTATGTGAAAAGTATTTATATTATTTGAAATTTATTTTAGTTATGGTATAATAAAAAAGGATATTACTATGTAATGAGCTCAAAAAGTATTTATAGCCAGCCGTGCGGCTGGTTTTTTTGTATGAAATTTAATATGAAAGGTCGTAAGATATGATTAAGGTAATCATATTACTTTTATTAATGTGTGTACTTAGCTATATTTTGACAAATAAACATAACTATTTCTTATTCGTAAAGTCTATAATGTACGGTGTTCTTTTTATGATTTTAGGTTATGCTTCTCTTTTATTATCCACAGTGTTGCTTGTTTTAATATCATTGTTTTTTAATTTAGAAGATAGTGACTACTTTTGGCTAGGGTTAATTCAAATTTTGCTATCAGGGATAATGCAAATTACTATAGTGAAAATAACTTTGCGTAAAATAACTTTGAAAGAAGAGGAAATATTAGTATTAGAACATATTATACAATGGACAATAATTTATTTTGCATTATATCAATCTTTAGTTGAAAATTTAAAGCTTGAATATATAAATTTAAAAGACTTTCATTCGATACTCTTAAATCCATCTAATTTAAATATTGGATTTTTGCCAGCACTGATTTTAACGTGGATAACTATATTTAAGTTTAAAATTGACAAATAA